ACCATCACGAAGAACAGCGTTACCAGAACCATCACCAGCGTCATCAGCAGAGTTAGCTAATGTAAAGTCACCTGAGCTACCCATTGTTGCAGCAAAGTGATTATGAAGGTGAGTTTCTTCATAGTGCTCAAAAGTACGAGCTTGTGTTTCTTTTTTAGAACCTAAAAGTTCCATTAATCCAGTGATACCTTGATCACCGTATCGTTTTACTAGTTGCTCATCAACATCACGCTTATGTAAAGGTACATTTGCTGCAGTACCTACAGAAGATGCTAATAAACTAGCACTACCTACATAGTTAGATGTTGTTGCAACTGCTACGTTTGACGGTGTTGCTGTCAAACCTGAAGCTAAACTTACTGTTGCCATTTTTTTATAATTTTAAATAAAGTAATTAATTTTTGTTTTTAACCAAGTATTTGTCGTCTCAACATATCAAGAGTTGACTCTTGCTTTGCAGGAGCTTCTTGTTTATCCTGAGTAAACGAAGGATTCTTAATCTCATTAATTACGCTTTCTGTTCCTTTGCTTCTGTACTGATTAGCGACACCTCTAACAATCTTGTCGATGTTATTTAAGATGTACATATCTGTATTGAGAGCGTCAAAGTTCCAGTCACCACTTTTATCAACATACTTATCAAAGAAGTTCTCTAGGTTAGAGTTATACCCTTTAATCTCCTGACGAGCATCGTCATCTAGATTGTAAATAAACTCATCACCCTTGTCATTCATAGAAAAAGACAAACCTTCTAGGTCTTCAACTGTCCCTTCCATTTTAGACAACCATTCACTTCTTTCTGCTTCAGATGCAGCAGGATCATTTGCTTGCGTTGGCATAGCGTAATCCTCCTTAACCTTATTAAAGTAGTCTCTAGCAGTTTTAGCGTCCTTCATAAGTTGAACCTTACCAGCGTTGGTTTCTCTCTCACTATAAGCCTCTTTGTCTGTTTTGTACGTTGTCGCTATATAATCATTTAACTCTGCATCAGTTAAACTTGGGTTATCTATTTTTAGATACTCCTTCATTAAAGCGTCATCAGACACGTTGGTTAAATCAACCGTTTGAGTGTTTAGGTAATCCTGAACTGTACGACCAGTGTTTTTAACATACTCGTTAATAACTTGAAGCTGCTCGCTAGCAAAGTCATTGCTTTCTGTTTGTTCACCAGTTGTGTTAAGATCATCAAATGATGATATGTCTCGCCCAAGCTTTTCGCTAAGGTATTGTAAGACAACTTCATCATCACTGATTTCTTCACCCTCTTGTGGTTGACTAGTTTGAGGTTGTTCCTCAACGTTAGTTTCCTCAGTATTTAAAGAACTCTCACCCGTCAAGTCTACAACGTTAGATTGCTCTTCTGTTGTAGGTTGCTCTGACTCGACTGCTTGGTTTTCATCACCAGTCAAGTCAACGATATTTTGCTTAGATTCAGGTTGTACAACCTCTCCTCCAAACTGTTTTACTAACTCATCTCTTATATCCATTGTCTTAAATTTAACTTAGTTATTTTCGCAAATATAACTTTTTAATTTATATATACCAATTATTTAACGACTATTCTAAAGGACCTCTTTTACCTTGTCTCTGTTCAATCATCTGAGATTGATTCATAGCAGACTGTTGTTGAACAGATTTACGAACATCTCCTTGAATATTTGCAGCACCCTCTTTACCAAGATTACCAAGCTCTATTTCTCTTAGTTTTCTTTCATGTTGAGCCTGTTCAAACTTCTCTTTAAGTTGGTAATCAAGTTGTTTCAACTGCATTTCTGCCTCAGCCTTAGATTGTATCTTTGACTGTTCTATTTGCATTTCAGACTGCATCTCTTGTTGTTTAAGTTGTGCAGACTGTTGAGCAGACTGTTGTTGTAACTGTGCGTTCTGTTCAGATGCTTGTCTAGCTTGCTCTTCTTGTTCTTGTCTGTATTTCTCTCTTCTTAAGATAAGCATTTGATTAGCCATTTTTATATTTCTAATGGATCTAATCATTATAGCGTCTTCAAGCCTAAGCTCTTTTTGAGCTAAAGATACTTGAATGTTTTGCTCCATAAGTTGCTTTTCTTCCTCGCTTGGTGCAACATCTAGTGTTATGCCAAACTCGTGAATAGAAAGCTTCTTCATCATATCTATACTGTGCATAGCAGTATCACCAATAACATTAGAGTACATACTGTGAAGACCTTTATAGTTAATAAGATCCTGCATTCTCATAGATATACATTGAGATAATCTTCTAGTAGAGTTAAGGTAAGCATCGTTTACATCTCTAGTAGCGTTATTAGAAGCTAATAAAGCTAGCTTTTGAACACCTACAAGTGCCTCACTAGATGGCTGAGAAGCATCTCGTGCTTCATTCACACCAGTCACGTCACGAATCATCTGCATGTTGTGATTATATACTCCAATAAGAGTGTTAAAGTCACGACCTATACCATTTTCTAATTCCTGTATTGGCATAGCTCCAGTCATTTGACCCTCATCATCTATACGTCTATAATATATATTACCAGTTTGATCATATATCTCTTGAAGCTCCATAGGGGTAAAAGTACCACCATCTCCTTTAGATACGTTTTCTAAAGAACCTATCTCAAAAGCCGCACCTTTAGGTCTAGACTTAGCAAGAACATGTTGTATCTTAAGGTGTGCTAACTGTATCTGATCAGCAAAAGGAATCATTCTATCAACTAAAGAACGACTCTTCATCTTGTAAAGATTAGGTTGATATATAATATAAGAAAGATTTGTTTCAGATAAATTAGACTTAGGTCTAGGCATATCTTTCATCATACCATAGTTAAATATATAATCTGTACCTACAATGTATTTACCTTTATATACCACCTTTACTGTAGAACCTATATTTTCTCTTTTAGTTTTAGACTTCTTAGGTTTCTTGTAGTTAGATGGTTTTTTATTTACAGAGTAACCACCATGCTTGTTTTCTTTTTTCTCGTAATTTAAAGAGTGACTTGTAATAAACTCAGCATCTAATATATTTACGCTAAACTTATCGTAGTCGTAAGTTTCGTTACCATTATCAAAATAAGCTTGAGTACCATAGTTTGATGGGTTATTGTTTTTCCCAGCGTACTCTTTAGCTATTTTAATATAATCCTCTTCACTAAACTCATCTCCTGCCTGTTGCTTTAAGTCAGCAATAGTCATAGAGTATACCTCACCTGCGTGACGTATATTTTTATAATCTGGTTTAGCAGAAAAAGAAGTGATAAGATTGGCAGGGTCTACGTGTCGTATTTTAACACCACTTATAGGTGATAAATCAACCTTAGCAGCACATAAACCTAGTACCACTAAATCACGTATCATATATCTTTTTACCTCGTCAAAATCATTTTTATCAAGAGTATACTCAATAGCTTTTTCTAACGCTATCTCGACATTTTGTTTATAGTTAAGAGCCATAAACATGTCTACCTCTTCAGAGCTTTGTGCTACAAAACCATTTGGTGATAAAGGTATACCAGTTTCATCTTCTAAAGATTCTAAAAAATCCTTGGACAACATATCTCCAAGCATTTGCTTTTTCTTCTCTAATCTTTTATTAGCAGCTACAGGATCAATAGACTTTGCTTTTACATCGTACTCTTGATTAACCATTCCGTTAACAATAACGTCAACAAACTTAGGGACAATAGATACAGGACTCCAGTCTATGTTAAGGTATGACGAGTCTCCAGCTACATCTAAAAGATCTTTATACTTACCCACATCCTGATTACCCTCAGCATAAGACCTGTTACGATTATATCGCATCTTACGATCTCTAAAGTATACATCACCATTGTTATGCCACTCGTAGTACATCGTCTTAAGATACTCAAGACCATACTCCTTAGTAGCCTTTTCTTCGTTAGAGGCTAAAGGTGATGGGTAACCATTTAATTTATCTTTTTGCTTATTGAACATCATGTCTTTATTTGTTTGCTAAACATTCCTTTGTTACTATATCTTTTAACTAAAGGAGATGATACCTTTAATTCTTTTTTAGGTTTTATATATTTCTGTGACGCTAGTAAAGCCAATGAAGACGATATACTAGCATCGTACTTTGTTCTGTTATCTATCTCGAACCTACTCCAATCATCAAGAAGCGTATTAAAAAAACATCTACCAATCTCTCCTGTCTCTGCGTTATAACCTACGTGATCATATATGTAGGTAGCTATAGCCTCCGCCTGAGCGTTTATAACTGCAGCACCTGATCCAGGTATACCCTTTGTCTTTTGTTTTCCTCTACTCCACTCTGTGTGCGTCATATCTGGCCTATCCATCAAGTACTCGTAGTATCCTCTGTTTTCAAAATACTTTAGTATTCCTACTTTATTGTTTTCCACTAATATTTGACACCCATAAAATACACACATCTTAATCATGTCTTCGTAAAATATTTCTGCCTTAGGTGGTCTATTAATGTACTCACATACAAACTGCATAGAAGCGTCACTTGACATGCTAAACTTATGAAACACGTGAGCAGCAGCATCAGACCTTCTACCATCGGTAGTCGTATCATGGTCATAAGGGTCACAACCTGCAACAAGTTGATCTGCTCTGCCAGGAAACTTCTTACTAAACCTAGAAGATACAACGTTTTGATTTTCAGCGTCTGGAACCCAAGTAATTTCCCACTTGCCTTTTCTGTGAGGTATCCACATAACCTCGCTATCCTGTACGCCATTTTTCCAAACAAACTCACCCCTTGTTGTAGGAGTATTATTAACTTCGTTGTAATCCATCTGCTGATAAATTCTTTCGACATCAAATATACAACTTTGTGTGTCATTTCTAAACGCCTCCTCTATAGTAAATGGAAACTGACGTTTAAATTCTGATAACGCTGTGGTATCATTCTTTAAAGCGTCTCTTCTATTTTGTATATAATCTCTGGCACCAGTATCAATACCAACATCGTCAATACCCATAACTGG